CTCCCCTGCTTCAATGCGCTGCCCCAGATCTGGCGCAGCGCATTGAAGCAGGGGAGTACCCCGTTGTCTCGATGGGCTGCCGCATCAAGTACGACGTCTGCACCATCTGCGGACACAAGGCTCCGACGCGGAAGCAGTACTGCGACCATCTGAAGTTTGGGATGCGGCAGGTAACGCCGGGTGGCTTGCGCGCCGGAGCCCTCAACCCGTCGCCGAAGTTCTTCGACATCTCCTTCGTCGTGAAGCCCGCGGACCTCACCGGCTACATGATGAAGAAGGTCGCGGATGACGCCTACTCAGTTCGTACCTCCGCTGAGCTCGGGGAGTACCTGGACGCTTTCGAAGAGAAACGGGCGGCTATCCGTAAGATCGCGGATATTGACAAGGTTGTTCGCGGTGTTCCGGTGGACCACAAGACGTCGCCGTTGTCGGAGGCTGAGGCACGCAATGTCCAGCGGTATCGGGACATGATTCTCCCGGCGGTAAAGGGGATGCCTAACCTTGACGATGGTACGATCAAGGCACTCGCCAAGTACCCCGTAGCGCAAGTGCTCTCCACGCTCTCCGCTGCGGGGGTCATTCTGACCACGCCGGAATTCGTAAAGATGATCGTTGAGCGTCTGGCGCCGGGCACCAAAGTACCGGAGTACGCCCTCGATGGCATTGTCGCCATGCAGGGGCACATCTTTGATTTGTTTGCGCAGCACCCGCAACTTCTCGAGCAGCTCGGGGGCACCGGGATGTTTGACCGGAAAGTCACCAACGTAAACCCGGAGATTGGGGTCATCGCCGAGAAGTATCTGGAGAAGCGTTCAACGATTACCGACTACCTCTCCAGGAGTCTCCTTCCGCCGCAACTGCGTGAAGAGGAGCCTCATTGGACTGAACCCCTTCACGTCAGCGATCCCGCTACCGGGTCAAAATATGTTACGACTCGTGGCGCAGCTCGTGAGGCGCACGACGAGATCGCCCGGACGCAGCTTGCTAAACTTGTAGGGACCGGAGCGCTCCTCGCGGGTGGTGGCCGTTTGGCAGCAGGGATGGTGCCCTCGGCGTATCACCCGCTTGTCGCAGCAACAACCGCTCTTCTTGCGTCTAAAGCATTGCGGCCTGATTATGGGTCGCAGTACATCACCGATGAAGGTATTCCAATTTCAACGCTAACCGAGATGCGCAAACACTCTGATCTAGCGTCGACCGGTCTCCCTATCTTGGGTTCGGCGGCGTTGGTCGCCGCGCTGGGACATGACTACGTCTCTAGGCTGCAGAGTGGCCAGCCGGTTAATGAGCCTGAGGCCCCCCTGGGTCGCCGTGTGCTTGACCGGCTTGGCTCTTTCTACGCGGATAACCCTGCCCTAGGAGTACTTGGTACTTTGGGGGCGTACGGTGGCGTACGCCATGCGTTGAGCAAGTTTTCGGAGTACGCAGAGACCTTGGGGTCCGAGGCGCCAACGGACAGTGTTCTTCCTCCGGATTTAGACATTGACGCGCTTGTTGAAAAAATCGGCGGTATTCTCATTCCGTAGTTGTTTGTTTTTCCACCTGGGGTCTCCTAGACTTCCTGCAACTGAGGGCTAAACCATGAAGATCGACAGAATTCTTGCTGGCATCCGGGAGTCGCAGGCCGCTGAGAAGACGGCAGGCGCAGCTCCAGTCTCGACGGAGAAGACCGCTTCGACGCAGACCGCTCTGGTCAGCGCCATGCACGAGGCGCTGTCCTCGAGCGAGAAAACTGCCTCCGAGAAGGCACCTGAGGCGTCTCCCGTGAACGACGTGATGAAAGTCGCGCAGGAGCTCGCAGGCGCTGAGAAGGAGGCCGCCGTCAAGGAGGCTCAGATTCTCGGTGCTGCTTTCGCCGACGCCGCCGTTGCTCGGCTGGGTGACTGGAGCAAGGTCGCCTCGCAGATGGTTGCTGGCGCTCCCGTCGTACAGGCGATCCCCGGCAACACTGACTTCGGCAAGTTCGCCCAGGCGAACCCTGAGCTTGTGAAACAAGCCGCTCAGCTGGGCTACGAGAAGGCGACCGCCGACCTCGAGAAGCAGGCTGAGGACTCGTACGTCCAGGGCTACAACGACACCGTGGAGACCATCCACAAGACCGCGTCCCTCGAGTTCCTCAAGGCCGCAGCCGTCACCGCTCAGATCATCAAGGCGAGCCGCTAACCACCATGTACAACGCCGTCACTCGCAGCACGTACGCAGAGTTGTTCAAGATGGCGGAAGCCATGCTGCCTACGTCTGTGCGTGACGCCACGGTGAAGGTGGCGAGCGTTGAAGCACCTGTCGCGCAGGCTCTGTCTGCGCTCTGGAGCAAGCCATGAAGGATCTAAGCCAGCTCGCGACGTCGGTGATGCGAGAAGTTGAGAAGGGCCAGTTGGTGAAGCAAGCCGAGTTGGCCTATACCAATAGGGCAGCCCTCGAGACGGAGACGGGGCAACTGTTGATGAAGGTCGCAGAGCAGCTTCGGATCGAAGTTTCAGCGGGAATCACCTACACTGACTTGGCGCGTTTTCGGAAATCATATGGCATCTGAGAATCTCAAAAAGCTAGCTGCTCTCCTTCGTGAGAAGGCTGCCTCGGTTGAGGCTGAGAATCAGGTGAAGTGTGCCCAGGTCCTCCAAGCCGCCGCTGCTTTGAACATCCTTCGCGCAAAGGTGGCCCATGTCAGCTGAATTTCTTTTGAAGGTGGCCGCTGTTCTCGAAGAGACCGCAAAGGTCATCGACGGGCATGAGGTCGAGAAGGCCGCTGCGGTGAAGGTCGCACGGGACGCAGTGATGAAGAGCGTCTCCGACAAGTACACCGAGTCCACAGGCGAAGAGATGCCTGAGGAAGTTTTTGCTAAGCTCTCGTCGTCGGGTGACGATGTTCTGTCCTCCGTGAAGCATCTGCTGGAGAAGACGGCTGGCAGCAGCGGAGTTGAAAGTCTCGGCCGATCTGGCGAGAAGTCGGCGAATAAGGTACCGACAACGAAACGGGAAGCGGCAGACGCCGCCTACGAGCGGTTTGGTCAGTTCATCAATTCCTAACGCCACCAGGCGGATAGAAAGCAGGGAGACACGCAATGAGCATCCTCAACTCGAAGTTTGACATCACGTCTGTTGACAACCCGGTAGCGCTGGCGGCCCTGGCGCAGGTCCTGAAGGTTCCTGGTGGCATGACTCTGAACTCGGAAGGCACCCCGATCGCAGGCGTCATCCCCGCTGGCGCCATCGTGAAGATGGACCCTGCGGACGGTACGGTGATTCTCGCCACCACGGGTGACGTGAGCACCGACACCGCCATCAAGGCGCAGAACCGCGTGATGGTGTTCGTCGCCATCGACGGTAACAAGGACTTCTCTGGCTCGTTCGTGCAGAAGCTCACCGTGCTGAACGGTGGCTTCACGATGCTGACCGATCAGTACGATGCTGGTGCGTACGCCCCCGGCAAGCAAGTCTCGTTCAACGTCGGCAAGATCAAGCTCGCCGATGCTGACGGGTCTGACCAAATCATCGGGGTCGTCGGTCCCGCTGGTCTCGACGCGGTGAACGGTGTTCTTGAGGTGATTGTGCCTCAGGGCGGCGGGCTCTAAGCTAGTACTACGTAGCAATCACAGATGGCGCCGGGATTCGCCCGGAACATGTTGGAGGAGACTGATAAATGGCTTACAAGACAGAAACGCAGCAAGTCTCCGCCCAGTTCGTAAACTCGAACTTCGTCAAGAAGATCGAGGATGGGCGGATCAAGGAAGCAGCAGCTGAGGGCTCAGCGTTCATTCGCGAGTTCGTCCGCCAGGAGTCGTACGCACGTGAGATTCTCACGCCCGTCCTACTCCAGGATGACGAGATCGATCGCGACGAGAACACGGACGAGCCGAAGAAGATCGTAGAGAAGGAGCCCAAGTCGGTGGCCACCTTCGTCCAGTTCCAGGGCGCCGGTCCGCGTACCTGGTTCAAGGGACCTCGCTACAGCGTCTTCTTCGGCAAGACCGAGTCACAGCACTTCACCAAGTCGAAGTTCCAGCTGATGACCTACCAGAACGATATCCGGAAGATGCTTTCGGATAACTCTGTGAAGGACATGGCGGACCAGGAAGACAAGAAGTGGCAGGAGACGGTCGACGCGCTCATCGCGCTGAACCCCGCAGAGCAGAACACCGGTGCGACCGGGTTCAACTCGAGCGCGTTCAAGGCTGGCTTCCAGAAGATGGTTGGTCGTCGTCGCCCTATCGGCAAGATGACCATGACCAAGGGCCTGTACTACGAGGCTCTCGATCTGCAGGCCACCAGCGTCGGTAACGACGTGGCGTCGCGGCACTACGACGACGGCGTGGAGAACGAGGAGAAGCTGTGGGGCTTCCCGGTCATCACGACCATCAAGTCCACCATCCACAACGAGAAGAAGGCGTACATCTACTCGCCGGAGAACTACCTGGGCAACTTCTTCCTGCTCCAGGACGCGACCCTGTACATCAAGCAGGAGGCTGACACCATCACCTTCTGGACGTACGCGGCGCCTGGCATCGGCATCGGCAACCGCCTGTCGATTCAGTCAATCACCTTCCCGTAAGTACCGGGTAGGAGGTAGGCTAGGGACGTCTGGACTCTTCCAGGCGTCCCTTTCCATTTGGGGCGTGCGCGATGATCGTAACCGGCCCATCCAGGAGCACCGAAGTTTACGGCGAAGTACCGTCGGGCTTCGTAAATGGGGTCAACGCGACCTTTCTCACGGCGTTTTCGTTTCGCTCAAACAGTGAGCGGCTGTACCTCAACGGCGTACGTCAGAAGCGGATTAACGACTACACCGTGATCCCTCCGGCTACGCTGGTCTTCGTTCTCGCACCGCGCACGAACGACCATGTACTCGTGGACTACCTACGATGACGCCCGGATGTTTTTCTACGAATAAGATCGGCTTAGCCTGCTACCTGATGATCAAGGGGGCGGAGCTCACGGGCCTCCACGGGAAGAGCAAGGGTCGAGCAACCTTCACCTTCAAGCTGTCCCCCGCAGAAGCGGCGACCCAGGAAT